TCTGCCGCTGCCTCGACGCCGATTGCCCCGAGCGCCTGGACTGCCGCCGCTGGTTGGATCGCGCCCAGGGCGGGCCGCGCCTGGTGAGCACTGACAGCCTCTTCCCCTTCGAGGCGCAGTCGCTGTGGAAGCCATGCCCCAATCGCATCCCGGCCGCCGGGTACCGATCTGTCGCGCTGGATCAGGCGGAGGTGGAGCGTGCCTAGACTGACGGCCAAGCGGGTTAGGTTCGTCGAGGAGTATCTCGTTGATCTGAACGCGGCGGCCGCGGCGAGAAGGGCGGGGTACACCTCAAAGCGATCCGAAGCGGTTGGTTACGACCTACTGACAAATGCTGATGTTCAATCCGCCATCGAGTCCGCTCAGAAGGAACGCAGCGCCCGCACCGGGGTGACCGCGGACCGCGTCGTCAAGGAACTGGCGCGCATCGCGTTCGCAGACCCCAGAAAGGTCATGACTTGGGGGCCAAGCGGAGTTGTGCTGCGCGACTCGGGGGGGTTGACTGATGACGAGGCGGCCATTGTGGCTGAGGCGTCGCAAACGGTGACCGAGGCCGGTGGATCCATCAAGCTGAAACTCTGCGACAAGCTGGCGGCCCTGGACAAGCTGGCTCGCCACGTCGGCCTGTATCAGGAGCACGAAGATCGCGAGATCGTCATCGCCAACCCAAGAGGTGGCGCTTAGGTGCCCCGCCTAACCCTCCCCGCCTTCGACCCGCACCCCGGTCAGGCGCGCATCTTGGCCCGTGCCCGCAAGCGCAACGTCGCCTGCATGGGCCGTCGGTACGGCAAGACCTACCTGCTCCAGGACGTGATCCTCAACCAACCCGGTGGCGCCTTGGGCGGGCGCGACGGCCGCGGGCGCCACGGCCTTCCGTGCGCCTGGTACGCGCCGAACGACAGCTATTTCGCCCGCGTCTATCAGGACATCGCCCGCCAGTACGCGCCGGTAATCCGCAAAGCGACCTCGCAGCCGCGCCCGGTGATCGAGTTCCGCAACGGCGGGCGCATCGACTTCTGGACCCTGGAAAACCCCATGAAGTGCGGGCGCGGCAACTTCTACGCCCGCGTGGTGATCGACGAGGCCGCCCATGCCCGCCACCTTGGCGACGCCTGGGAGCAGTCCATCACCTGGACACTGGCGGACCTGGACGGCGACGCCTGGTTTATTAGCACGCCATCGGGCGTGAACTATTTCCACGACCTGTACCGCAAGGCCGAAACCGATCCGGCTTGGGCCTCGCACACAGCCCCGAGCATGGACAACCCCTATTTGCCTGCCGGGTGGATGGAGGAGCAGCGGGCGACCATGCCGGCTCTTGTTTTCGCCCAGGAGGTTGAGGCAAAGTTTGTCACCTTCGGAGCCGGACTGGTCAAGCCGGATCACCTCAAGGACGGCATCGCGCCAACCGGGCTGCCCGTGGTGCTTGGCGTGGACCTGGCCATCAGCGAGCGCGAAGGCGCCGACTGGACGGCCATCGTGGCGATGAGCCGGGACCCAGCGACGGGCCTGGTCTATGTGATCGAGGCAGAGCGCCATCGTGCCGGCTTCGCCGATGTCCTGGATCGCATCAAGGCTGCGGCCGCCCGTCACAAGCCGACGCTGATCGCCATCGAGCAGACGCAGTATCAGGCCGCCGTGGTCCAGGAGTTGACCCGCACCACATCACTTCCGGTGCGCGGGGTGCGCCCGGACCGCGACAAGCTCACGCGCTTCCTGCCCTTGCTGACCCGCTACGAACAGGGCCAGGTGAGGCACAGTCCGTCCGGCGTGCCGGCCTGGTTCCGCGATGAGCTGCTGTCGTTCCCAGAGGGCCAACACGATGATGGCGTGGACGCCGCCGCCTATTGCTGGGCCAGCATCGGGAAATCATCCGGGGCCTATGCCGGAGCCAACACCAGGACCATGCAATGACGCTTGACGACCTGCGCGCCATCATCGGGGAGTCCGCCGCGGAAATCCTCTGCGACCGATTGGGCGGGACCCGCGTCTATATTCCCTGCGTGCCGGCCGCCGGGTCGCGCCTGGTATTGGCAATCGGCCACGGCCCGGTCGCGCGCCTGTGCGACGCCATGCCGGGTGAAGTCCTGCGGCTCCCGAGCCGGACAAGCCAGGATCGTAGAGCCCGCCGCGAGGCCATCCTGTATGATTTGCGCCGCGGCCAGCCCATTCATGAAATCGCCAGCCGACATGGCGTCACCGATAGCCACGTCTGGGCCATTCGCGCCACCCAGGAGCACCAATCATGCCCGTAGCCGCCAGCCTATACGTGGATGTCGCGCTGGAAAATGTCGTCTCCAGCCTGTCAAAGCTACCCGATCCGGATCTGGTGCTCTCGCAAGCCGGGCTCGGGCGCCAGGAGCTGCGCAAACTCGAAACCGACGACGAGATCAGTGCGGCCCTGGAAACCCGCCGCGAGGCGGTGATCGCCACCCCATGGCGCCTGGAACCCTATGACTCAGAGCCCGCCGAATGGCTGTGGGAGACGCTGACGCCGCACATGGATTCGCTGTTGCGCGGGATCTGGTCGGCGGTGCCCTACGGGTACTCCGTGATCGAGGCCGTCTACGCCAAAGGCCCGCGCATTGGCATCTCCCGCCTGGAAGAAAAGCCGCTGGAATGGTTCGAGCCGCGGCGCGATGGGACGCTGTGGTACAGCCCCACCGACGGCCGCCCGGCCATGCAGGTAGACGCCGATTACAAGTTCATCCTGACGCGCCGCGGGCACAACTACCGCAACCCCTATGGCGAGGCCCTGCTGTCGCGGGTCTATTGGCCCTGGTTCTTCCGCTACAACGGCTGGCGCTTCTGGATGCGGTTCCTGGAGCGCTTCGCCGATCCTCTGTTGCTTGGCCAGGTGATCGATCCGACCGCATTCGTCACGGCAATGCAGGGCCTCGGGCTATCCGCCGTGGTCGGCGTCGGCATGGACGAGAAGATCTCCGCGGTCACAGGAGGCGGTGCCGGCGAGTTCGAGAAAGTCGAGATGGCCCTCGGCCGGCGCATCCAAAAGCTGATTCTTGGTCAGACGCTCACCAGCGAGGTGGGCGACAAGGGCAGCTATGCCGCGGCCCAGGTGCACAACGAGGTGCGCGAGGACAAGCGCCGCGCCGACATCCGCCTGGTGACCGGCACCGTGCAGCACCTCTGCAATGCGCTCTGGTCGCTCAATGCGCTGCCGGGCGTCCCGCCGACATTCGTGATGCAGGACGATACCGGCCTGGAAGTGGCCAGGGCAACTCGGGATGCGGCCCTGGTGCAGGCCGGCGTGCTGACCCTGACAGAGCAATACCTGATGGATCGGTTCGACTTTGAGCCAGGGGATTTTGTGGCTGGGACCGCGCCAAAGCCCACTGGCAGCCCCGCAGCGCCACTGTCGGCGGTGGCTGACCTACCGGCCCACCAGCCACCGGCTGGCGTCATGCTGGCCAAGCCAAAGCCACAGCGCTTCACCCAGGACCAGGCCGCCGTCGAGACCCTGGTCGATGCCGCTCTGGCCCAGGCCGCGAGCCCGATCCCAGCCGCCAAGATCCGCGCCGCCATCCTGGCCGCGACGGACCCGGAGGACCTCATGGAGCGCCTTGCCAAGCTCTACGGCGGCGAGGATGCGGTCGCCTTCCAGGACTTGATGGCAAAAAGCCTGTTTTGTGCCGACATCCTTGGCTACACTAACGCCGATCAGCGGGTGGGAGGTGGATAATGCACGCAAAGCACGCGAAGTTTTTACAGTCGCTGGCTGAATTACAGTACGCCGACGGCGTCGATCTTATGCTTATCCCAGGCGATGACCTGGGGTATGTGCAACTGTGCGTAGTATCGGACGGCATATTCACTCCAATGTGTACCACGGATTCGCTCGAAGATAGCTACGCAATATTTGAAAGCTCCGAGTATCGCGTGGGATCGCGTATTGATTCAAGGTAGGCCAAAAATAGACAAAACCCGCCAGCCCTGCATCGGGTGCCGCCACCTGCGCACCTTCGCGTGCCCGTTCGAGCCGTGGATCTGCGTCCTGGGGGCCTGCTTCGGCGTGGCGCCCTGCCGCTTTGAGCCGAGGGCGACGCCGTGAGTGTTGCGCTGGCCGCCGATGGCGGCCCCCTCGCCGCGCCCAGCCCCATGCAGCCTGTCCCGTTCAAGGAGGCTATTGCGTGGGCAAAAAGCAGATCCGTTCAGTTGCCCGATGTCTACTATGGCGAGCTGCAAGGGCTGGCCAGGGCCATGTCCTTCAGCATCGCCGGCCTCGCCAAGCTCGACCAACTCCAAGCCGTCAAGGACAGCCTGATCGAGGCGCTTGAGACCGGCGAGACCCTGCGCGACTGGCAGAAGCGCGTGCGCTCCGGTGCCATCGGCCTGGATCTCCCTGCGCACCGGATCGAGTGCTTACCAGGAAACAACCTTGTCTCGGGAGCGGTGATAAGGGCAGGCCATAGACGGTGGTATCAAGGCAGGATAGTTGAAGTCGTCACCAACAACGGCCGCAAGTTCACCGCAACCCCTAATCACCCGATGTTGACGCGGAGCGGATGGGTTGCTGCGGGCGAACTCAACAGCGGAGATGATTTGATCGGCTACCGCAGGGATAAGGATTCCAGTGCGTGGGGCAATAGCCACAAACACGATAGTCCATCCGCTATCTCTGAGATATTCGTTACGCTTTCTAAGGCGGCCGTAACAGAACGGATTGAAGGACGCCTTATAGATTTCCACGGCGACGGTTCCGATTGCCATGTCGATGTTGTACGGACCACATGCGACCTGCCTTTCGGGGACTTCGCCGCGATCCGTCAGCCACCCAAGCATCTGCGATTCGCCAACGCCAATTTTTCGGCTCTTACCTTTTGCCCTTCTTGTCATCATTTGATTGTAGTCTCGCAGCGGTGCGGCTTCTGCGATAGACCGTACAGCGACATTGAAGGCGCGCAATTTCGCATGGATGAAATCGTTACTCGTGCCATAGGCCAAGGCGAGCGAGTTGGCGCTTTCTCCGGAGGTGTACCGCGTGATCAGATCAGTGATAGAAACATCATCGCGGAAGCGGGACGGCAGCCCGCCATTGGCGAAATACAAGCGACGCGCATCTCCGCGCGATCTGCTTACGCCAGACTTCCTGATGACGCCTCCAACCCACCCGGTGGATGCGCCGATGGTTGTGGCGATTTTTACGATGCTATGCCCGGAGACATAGAGCTTGATCGCATTATCTCGCTGCGATTCAGGGATTTTTCCGGCCATGTTTATAACCTATCGACGGCACACGGTTATTTTTTGATTGATGGATTATACACAGGAAACACCATCTTCCGCACCAACATCCAGGGCAACTACGCCCGCGGACGCTGCGAGCAACAGAAGCGCACCGCGGAGGCGTTCCCGTGGCGGATCTATGACGCGAT